GGCCTGGTCACCAAGTTGACGGAAGACGAGCGCCTCACGCGCGAACAGGCAGTCGAGTTCGGTCGCCTGTACGGCGTGTGTGGCATCTGCGGACGGACGCTCACGGACGAGCGTTCGATCGCGGACGGGATCGGACCCATCTGCGCCGGGCGAGCGTTCGGCGATTAGGGGGTTGAACAGCAGCCCGGTGCTGCGCGTAGGATCGCAGCCCAGCAAGGAGGACAGGATGGTGAACGGGGGAACATTGGCGACGCTCGTGGTGTTCATTGCACTGCTGGTGTTCGTCGTCGTCGTCGCGTCAGCGGTCATCCCGTACGCGATGCACTTCCGCAATCTGCTGCCTTAGGCAGCGAAAGGACAGGACATGGCACACGACGAGTACGACCACCTCCGCGAGTCGGCGGATCAGGCAGCGTTCAAACGGGTGCCGTTGACGCCAGCACAGCAGGACGCGTTCCGCGCGTACATGCACGACCTCAACCGCCAGGCAGCGATCCAGCAGGGAGTCGATCCCGACACGATCTGCCCCCAGTGCGGCAGCGACAAGGATCCCAAGTTCCCACACTGCCAGGCCTGCGAGGACCAGGCAGTCGATCATGGGATCTCATACGCCGACAGCAGGTAACACCCCCACGATCGGGCAGGAGCATCGTTCCCGCCCGACGGCGAGTGTGGCACTTGTCACACCGAAGTAGCGACAGGAGAACAGTCATGGCCACTATCAAGGCAACGAACGCGAAGATCGCCACAGCGCAGAAGGGTCAGGCGGCAGCGCGCTCGACCCGGAAGGTCAGCGTCGCGACGGGCACCACCCGCCCGATGACGGCGAAGGAGCAGGCGACCAGCGGTCGCACGAACGGTGCCACGAAGGCGCCGGCAGCGAAGGCGACGACGAAGGCCCCCGCGAAGGCGACCGCGCCGAAGCCCGAGCCCATCGCGTTCAAGGTCCCGCCGCGCAAGGGCGAGACGCAGGCCGACTACGTCCGGCGCGCACTCGAGTCCCACCCGGACGCGCGGCCCGCGGACATCGCGAAGGCGACGGGAGTCAACCCGGCGTACGTCTGGGATATCCGCGCCGCCGTCCAGCGCCGCGCAGCGAAGGAGCAGGCGATCGCGAGCAAGTAGTCGGGACGATCATTGGGTGCCGGGTTAGACCACCCGGCACCCATCACCATGTTCAACGGACAGGAGTTCACCGATGTCGGTCAAGAGGATCTACTACGTCAAGCACGCACGGCAGACGTACGCCCGTGACGCGTCAGCAACGCCCACGATCATCGAAGTCAAGAAGAAGGACGGCACGCCGAAGATGGGACGCGGCGGACGCCCGATGACCCGTCGCGTGATCGCGAAGGACAAGGGCACACCGTTGCCCCTCAAGAAGTGCAGCAAGTGCGGCGACACGATCGGGGTCGGTGACCCGTACCTGTACTGGGAACCGTACTTCCGATCGAGCACCACGGTCGTCCGGTGCATGAAGGCGACGTGCTTCCCTCGCCCGAGTGAGCGCGAGTCGTCGCTGATGCAAGGCGTCCTCGCTGCCCAGGAGTCAGTCGAGGACTCGCTCGCTGACCTGTCAGACGTGGACGAGACGTCGTTCTTCGAAGACCTGCAGCAGGAGATGGTCGATGCCTTGGACGAGGTCATCGAGCAGTACCAGGAGGCAGACGAGAACTTCGGCGGGCAGGGGTCATCCGAGGCGGGGCAGCGCGCCGAGGAACTCGAGTCCCAGAAGGACGAGGTCGAGTCGGTGTCCTTCGATGATCCTCCCGAGCGGGACGAACTCGACGCCTGCGACAACGAGGAGCACGAGACGAACACCGAGGGGTGTGACGACTGCGACACGATCGTGGACGAGGCCATGACCAACTGGCGCGACGAGCAGGCATCGAACCTGCAGGAAGCGTTGATATTCTGATGGCAAGGAAGCGTGGTGACGGGCACTGCTTGTGGTGCACCCACCTCAAGGCATCGCACACGGGACGCGTGGATCCCGCGATCCTGGAAGACCCGAAGTACGCCCGGGTCAAGTGGACAACGTCCGCTTGTCACGTTCCCGGGTGCGCGTGCAGGACGTACGAGTCCTGAGCAGAACCCCTTCTCAAACGGTCGCTAAGCCCGGTTGCTGCTCAAAGTTGCCCAATCACAGGGCGACCTGGGTGACCGGGCCTTAGCGACCGTTGTAGCCACCTTGTACGCGATCGTGTAGGCGTTGCGCCGTTGACAACCTACGCACGCCGTCACTATCGTCATAGGTCGCACCCGCGTTCCTCCCCCGGTTCGCGGGTGCGACAGGACAGGAGCACCCACCCATGACTACAGGCGATCTCATCGTGATCGTCGCTGTATTCCTCGCCATCCTCTCGATCGGGACAGCAGTCCTCGGGATCATCCTGGGACCCGACCCCGACCTCGAGGACAACAAGAAGGACAGGATATGATGGGCAGAAACCCGAGCCTGGGCATCGCGCCCACCCCCAAACCGGTCAAGGTCATCCCGAAGGATCCCAAGGTCCCGTGCCGAACTGGGCAGCATCGGTTGCGGTTCGTCGCACTGTACCCGGACGGGCGTCCTGACGCCTGGGCGGGGCGGTGGTGTGAACTGTGCCCATACCGCGACACCTCGGTCTTGCACTTCGCATGATCGACCGGGCACTCCTGTACGTGGGCAACGACGGCGCGCTACGACTCGCGCCGCCGCTTGGCCACACGTACCGGGAGGTCAAGCAACAGATCGGGGCATCGTGGGACGACCAGGCAGACGCCTGGAAGTTCCCGGCGCTGCGATCGAACGTCGTCCAGGCCATCGAGGCCTTCGGCGACGATCTGGATCTCAGCGAACAGGTCAAGGAGATGGGCGATGGCTACGGGTTCAAACCCGCAAGCGTCGCCCATCGCCGTTTCACCGACCTGTACCCGTACCAGCAGCGGGCCGCCGAGTACCTTGTCGGCAACCCACATGGCACGCTGCTGAACATGTCCCCGGGCCTGGGCAAGACGGCGGTATCGATCGTCGCCGCCCAGGCCTCCTTGCTGTTCCCATGCCTGATCGTCGCGCCTGCCTCACTCCTCTACACCTGGCAGCGTGAGATCAAGGCGTGGTCGGGCGAGGATGCGCTGATCGCGCACGGCACGAACCCCCAGATCGGTGGCGGGTTCACGATCACCTCCTACGACACGGTGGTCAGGCACCCTGACTGGTTCGACGTGGTCAAGTGGCGCCTCCTCGTGATCGATGAGTCGGTCCTAATCAAGAACCGGACGACCAAGCGGTACAAGGCGCTCGACGCGTTGCGGCAGAAGGTGCCGAAGGTGTGGATGCTGTCGGGATCACCGACCACACGCTACGCGGACGACCTGTGGACCCAGATGCACCTCGCCTGGCCCGTCGCGTTCAGTTCCTACTGGCGGTTCGCCGAGCGCTTCTGCGTGTTCGAAGCGAACATCTGGTCGAAGACGGGGAAGGAGATCGTCGGCACCCGCGAGTCACGCGACCTGACCTGGGAACTCGGGGACGTCATGCTGACGGTCAACCAGGAGGACCCGGACGTCCTGCCTGACCTGCCCGAGTACCTGTACCAGACGGTCGATGTCGAACTCACGCCGCGACAGAAGCAGGCGTACCGCGAGATGCTCAAGGACTTCCTCACCGAACTAGGTGGGAAGGAGGTGACCGCCGACAACAAGTTGGCACAACTCATCCGCCTGCAGCAGATCACGTCGGGCCTGGCAAACTTCTCAGGCCTGCTGACTGACTCGGCGAAGGCGGATGCACTCATCGAGTTGATCGAGTCACAGGCGTTCAAGTTCCCGGCGATCGTGTGGACACATTGGCGCGGGGGCGCTGAGGACCTCACACACCGTCTGAGAGCGCGTCAGATCAACGCTGACTGGGTTTCTGGGTCGTCCCTGACACGTACCCGGGATCGACAGTTTGAGGCCTACAGGAGCGGTGCTACGGACGTCCTCGTCCTGTCACTCGGTGTGGGCAAGTTCGGGCACACGCTGACGAACACCCGCACGGTCGTCTACCTGGACAAGACGTGGGCAGCAGACGACTACATCCAATCTCTGCGACGTGTGCGAAGGATCGGGTTGACTTGGCGCCCGCTCCTCCTCACACTACGCGCACCAGGCACCGTGGACGACCTCCTCGAGGACAACCTGTCTGGCAAGATGCCATCGCTCGCCAAGATCAGCAACGCGCAGTTGAAGGAACTGCTGAAAGGACTGGGCCTGTGATCCTACTTGCACTCGATCCGGGAGTCACGACGGGTTGGGCGGTGCTCGGTGAGTCGGGCGTCTATGACACCGGCAACTTCCTTGCCGAGGACCTGCGGGAAGGCCTCATCTACGTCATGGAACACTGGGCTCCTCAGGAGGCAGTGGTCGAGGTGTTCCCGCTCGCACCATCGGGCGCCTTGGCAACCCAACTGCGTGAAGTCGTCGCGACGATCAACCTGGTCCTCACTGACTACGCCCGCCTGTGGCACCCAGTAACACCTGGCGTGTGGAAGACGTCATCGGCACCCGAGTCACCCAAGACACGCTATGGAGTGAAGTTGACGCCCCACGAGCGGGACGCGATCAGGATGGGCAGGTACTGGTTGGGCAGCAGGCATGTTTGACCTGGGCCCGGTCGACCTGCATGAGACGTCGGTCACGGAACGCGCTGACTTCCGGCAGTGTCGGCGGAAGTGGTTCCTGGTCGTCGTCAAGCGCCTGCAACCTCACGGTGGTGCGCCCTACTTCTGGTTCGGCAACCTGCTGCACTACGCCCTGGAACACTACTACGTGGGTCAGCGCGATGGTATGTCACTGCAGGAGCGTGAGACGTGGGCCCGTGAGGCCTACGACCACTTCCTCGAGGAGTCGCTCCCAGGCATCCGCGAGGACCTCGGGTTCCTGTGGGAGTCAGCGGAGGACGAGTACGCCGACATGATCGCGATGGGACGCGCGATGCTGACCGGGTACTTCCAGATGGAGCGCGAGACGGGAGGCATGGGTGATCCGATCGCCGTCGAGGAACGCTACCGCGTGACGATCAGGACGCGGGCAGGACGCGCGTTCCCTGGGTCACCCGAACTCACCGGGCGCTTCGATCTCGTGGTGGAACGACCTGACGGGACCATCTGGGTGGTCGACCACAAGACGGCAGGTCAGAAGCACAGCAGCGCGTACCTCGACCTCGATGACCAACTCACGGGATACGCCTACGTGTACTGCCGTGCAACGGGCGTCCTCCCGCGTGGTCAGGTCTACAACGTTCTCCTCAAGAAGGCGCCGCGCGAACCCACGCTACTCAAGTCAGGCAAGTTGTCGAGGGCGCGGGATGAACCGACGACCTACTCGCTGTACCTCAAGGCGATCAAGCGCCTGGGCCTTGATCGTCGCGAGTACCAGGAGCACCTCGACTGGTTGAAGGATCGCGGGTGGACGGACTTCTACATCCAGGAGGGGGTGTTCAGGAACATGGCGCAACTCGAGCAGTTCGAGTTGAACCTTGCCGAGGAGTGGCGGGATATGCGCGACGTGGCAGCGCATCCCGAACGCGCGTACCCGTCACCGTCCTCGATCAACTGCCCAGGATGCCCAGTCAAGATGCTGTGTGCAACGATGCAGGATGGGGGTGACGTTGAGGCGATCATCGAACAGCAGTACAGCATCGCACCACCACGGAGGTAAACCGTGCCAAAAGGACAGGTTGAGAGAACATGGGACTACCTTCACAGGATCCCACCATGGCAAGGAGGCATAACACCAATGGATCAGGATCAGGCACTGCTACCGGTAGACGGTGATCAGAAGGCACTTTGGGTTGACGTGCAAGGTCTGCCTCATGGTCCTACCGCTATCCCCAGGCGCAAGTTGTGGGATCTGCTACCTCTGAATGAGGAGGTCCCACGGGACATCGAAGGCTGGGCGAAGGCAACAGGCGGAGCAGAATCTACGATACGGAACTCGCTCATCCACTGGGTTCAATACCGAGCGATCAGGGACGGGCGGGATGCTTCTGGCACTCGCACAGTGACCAGGTTGCAGGTCGAGTACCCAACGGAGAAGGGGAGTCGACCAGCGATCAAACGTCAACGCCGCAAGGCAGCAGAAACAACGCGCGAGAGGTTGCCTAGAGTAGACGATGAACTGGGCGTTATGCAGGTAGTCGTCAACCTGTTCAACTCGCTAGACAATGATGCCCGGATCAGGGTCGCCCAGTGGATTGGGCAGAGGTGGAGGTAGCATGGCACTCAAACGTCCAGTCAGGAAGGCGCACGTCCCCTCGGGCCTGGCAAAGATCCACAAGGCGGAGGAGTCAACGTACTGCAATGCGCTGATCTTCGCACCGCACGGGCACGGCAAGACGCACCTCCTCGCGACGGCGAACGAAGACGAGCGGACATCGCCCATCCTGGTCCTCAACTTCGAAGGCGGGACCCACACGCTCGCGGGCTCGGACGTCGATGTGTTCGACGTGCGCACGTGGGCCGAGTACGACGAGGCGTACGAGATCCTGTCTGACCCGAACTGCAAGTACCGGTCGACCGGCCTCGACTCGATCTCGGAGACGCAGATCTTCGGGATGCTGAACATCCTCGACAAGGATGCCAAGCGCGTTGATCCCGACCTCATGGCGCAGCAGGACTGGGGTGTCATCCTCGTCCAGATGCGGCGCCTCGTTCGTCACTTCCGGGACCTGCCGATGCATGTGTTCTTCACGGCGCTGGCGGGTGAGTCGGTCGTACCACGCCTCGGGACGATCAAGGTCCCGTTGCTGCAGGGCGCGTTCCAGAAGGAGTTGCCAGGCATCGTGGATGTCGTCGCGTACCTCGCGAACGAGGACGCGGACGACGACACGGTGCATCGCCTTCTCCTTCTGCACTCGTACCCGAAGTTCCAAGTGAAGGCCCGCCCCCCGTGGGGTGTGCTCATTCCGACGGAGATCGAAGACCCCTCGATCACCGACCTGCTCGATGTGTTGGGGTTCAAGTCATGAGGAGGGCAGTGCAGGACAGGAACGGTCAGTCATTGGGCACCATTGGTGACGTGTGCGCCGTGGGACAGGTAGGCCCGGCAGCCATCGACGACAGCATGGGCGCACACGAGGTCCGACCGCTCACCGAACGATCGGGCACCATCA